GCACCGCTTCTAATCCAATGGATAACGCCATCGTTCTTAACGCCATCGCTGCCGAGCTGACCGCTTGGCAGGCTGACGGCAAGGCAGCACCAGACGCGCTGGTGCGGATCGCTGAGATCCTGCACACCACCGGCAGGCTAGAGGATCGCCTGCCTGATTTCTACGCTCACCGGGATGCCGACCCCAAGGACCGCCCCACCCCACTTGCCGATCAATTCGCCGCTGCGCTGGAGCGAATGCGCCAGGCAGACGAGCGGCAGCAACAGCTCACCGCTGAGCTGCTGGAGCGCACCAGGCAACTCCTGGCAGCGCTGGAGGACTGACCCCTCACCCGTCTCGCCCTGCCCCCACCAGGGGGCGGGGTTCGGGATTGGCGGGGCTCAGTAATGACATAGGGAACCTACTGATACATGCTCGAACTCCGCTCCTGTGCTACACCTCTGAACTACTTCTGTAGCATAGAGGGGGCACCGGGCAAAAGTCAAGTACCCTGTGCTACAGGGCCAAAAAATATACGCACCCACACATTCTTCTGTAGCACACCCCCATGGCAAAGGTCCCGGAACTCACGCTCCGTCACGCACAAGGCGAGGTCTTCAACAACCGCACCCGTTTCCGCGTCCTCGTCGCAGGCCGCCGCTTCGGCAAGTCCTACCTCGCCTGCATCGAACTCCTGCGTGGAGCGATCGAACGCCCCGGCGAAACCTTTTTCTACTGCGCCCCCACCTACCGCATGGCCAAGGACATTTCCTGGAAAGTCCTCAAACGCCTCGTCCCCACCTCCTGGATCAAATCCAAAAACGAAACCGACCTCAAACTCGAACTCGTGAATGGATCGATGATCGAACTCAAGGGCACCGAAAACGCCATGGCCCTCCGAGGCCGCAGCCTCTCCGGCGTCGTCCTCGACGAAGCCGCCTTCATGGACCAAACTGTCTGGTCCGAAGTCATCCGCCCCGCCCTCGCCGACAAACAAGGCTGGGGCCTCTTCATCTCCACCCCCGATGGAACGGCCAGCTGGTTCTACGAACTCTGGCAATACGCCGCCACCGACGACCCCAACTGGAAGCGCTGGAGCTTCACCACCATCGAAGGCGGCAACGTCCCACCCGAAGAAGTCGAAGCCGCCCGCGCCCAACTCGACGCCCGCACCTTCCGCCAAGAATTCGAGGCCAGCTTCGAAAACCTCAGCGGCCTCGTCGCCGTCTCATTCAGCGACGCCAACATCAGCACCGACGCCAAAGACATCCCAATCCTCCCCCTCCTCCTCGGTGTCGACTTCAACGTCGACCCCATGTCCGGCATCTGCGCCGTCCGCGACGGCGAAACCCTCTACGTCTTCGACGAAATCATCATGACCGGCGGCGCCACCACTTGGGACTTCGCCGAAGAAGTCACCCGCCGCTACGGCGTGGAACGTCGCGTCATCGCTTGCCCCGACCCCACCGGCGGCGCCCGCAAAACCCAAGGCGTCGGCTTCACCGACCACACCATCCTCCGCAAATCCGGCTTCAGCGTCTCCTCCCCCAAATCCCCCTGGAAAGTCCGCGACAAAATCACCGCCGTCAACACCGCCCTCCTCGACGCCACTGGAACGCGCCGCTGCAAAATCCACCCCCGCTGCCGCGAACTCATCAAATCCTTCCGCACCCTCACCTACACCCCTGGAACGGGCCTCCCCAACAAAAACCTCGGCGTCGATCACGCCTTCGATGCGTTCGGATACCTCTGCTTGCAACAATTCAACCTCGCAAAAGCTGGCCTAATGGGCAAAACATCGTATAGGCTGTACTAAAGCACAGTGGATACTATGTCCGAAGAGCAAAACGTTACCGAAGACCAAAAATTCGAGCACGAACTCGACACATACTCCCCCCAAAACATCGACAAACCCAAAAAAGAACGCCGCACCCGTGGCGACAAACGCGCCGAAGAGTTCATCGAAGCCCGCCGCCGTCGCCTCTACCGCCACCAACTCGACGGCCACAGCACCCGCCAACTCGTCTACGACCACGCCGCCCGCGAAGGCATCGGCGTCGCCACCGCCTGGCGCGACTGGCACCAAGTCAGCATCTGGAACGAAGAAGACTGGAAAAAAGACCGCGAAAACATGCTGGCCCGCATCCAAACAATGCGAATCCGCCTCGTCAACGCGGCCATGAAAAAAGGCCAACTCCAAACCGCCGCCCAAGTCCTGGATTCCCTGGGACGTGTCCTCGGCGAATCCACGCCCGAACAAGTCTCCGTCCAAGTCCCAATGCTTAATATCAACGTAGAGCCCAAAAAAGAGCCCGCTCAACTCCCCGAAGCCGAGGTAATCGATGCCATTGAAACGCGGATACAGCCAGAAAACCATCAGCGAGAACATCAAGAAGCTGATTGACGAGGGCTACAGCCAAAAACAAGCCGCCGCCATCGCCTACGACACCGCCCGCAAAGCAAAACGCGCCGCCCAAAAACGCAAAAACAAGTAGAATTGGCATAACCGCCGCCCGCCCCATGCCAAAACGCGGTCTCTACGCCAACATCGCTGCCAAACGCAAGCGCATCGCGGCTGGATCGGGCGAAAAAATGCGGAAACCCGGCTCCAAAGGCGCCCCCACCGCCAAGGACTTCCGCGAATCCGCCAAAACGGCCAAAAAACGCCCCAAGCGAGGTAAAAAGTAATGGCCAACGTCGAAATCACCGCCACCAACCGCTACACCAACACGGTTGAGTACACCGGCGCCGAAATGACCACCCTCAACGACGCCCTCGAAGTCCGCTGCCACGCCAGCGAATTCACCTTCGGCGCCCTAGTCACTGGATCGGCCAACTTCAAACTCGCCCTCGAATGCGGCTGCGAAGGCAGCGACACCTGGTTCGAAATCGACACCAGCAAAACCATCAACGCAGCCGGCGAATACGTCTACCCCTACAGCGGACGCCCCAGTTCCCGCATCCGCCTACGCCTCTCCGAAATCAGCTCTGGAACGCCCAGTATCATTCCCCACATCGCAGTTGGATACCACGGCTAATGGGCGTCCGCATCATCTCTGGCTACTCCACCCACCTGGAAATCGATGCGGACACCCGCATGACCCAAGCCACCTTCGTCTTCCCCACTCCCCAAGACCCCGACGACTTCGGTCAACTCATGACCCGCCTCGCCTCCGGCATCGAGGTCATGATCGAAGTCGACGACGGCGAAGACGATGATTGAATACCGAGGCGCCGCTAACATCAAAAAAGGAAAATGTCCCCCGCCTACTGGGCTGACAAGGTGAAATGGTAACTCAATGACCTACGCAGTTCCCGGCCAAATCCGCACCCACCTTGTCAGTTCCACCACCATGGGTGGAGCGGACAGCCCGTTCACCCGCACCCAAGCGGTGCTGGACATGATGAAGGGCTGGGAAATCATGAAAGCCGTCACCAACGGCACCGAATACCTCCGCGAAAACAGCGAAGCGTTCCTCCCAATCGAACCCCGCGAGGACTACACCGCCTACCTATCCCGCGTCAACCGCGCCGTATTCTCCCCCTTCACCCAACGCCTAATCCGCGCCGCCGCCGGCCTGATCCTCCGCAAATCCATCAACATCACCGGCGACCCCTACTGGACCGAAATCTTCTCCAAGGACGTTGACGGCTGTGGATCGGACCTCGACGAATACGCCCGCCGCCTCCTGATCTGCGCCCTCACCTACGGCCACTGCCACACCCTCGTCGACTTCCCAGCCCCAACCGGCGCCCGCAGCCTCGCCGAAGAACGCGAACTCAACCGCCGCCCCTACTGGATCGAAGTCGACCCCACCAACATCTACGGCTGGCGCCTGGACCGTGAAGTCAACTACGGCAACCTAATCCAAGTCCGCATCAAAGAAAAAGCCGTCGTCCCCGACGGCGACTTCGGCGAAAAAGTGTACGACCAAATCCGGGTTATCGAACCAGGCCGCTACCGCATCTACCGCCAAGTCGAAACCGTCAAAGCCATGGCCGGCGGCTTCCCCTACCCCAACGCCTTCGACGCCACCGACTCCACTTCCGACTACGAACTCATCGAATCCGGCGACTACACCCTGGACCGCATCCCGCTGGTCACGATGTACTCCGGCAAAACCGACACGATGACCAGCAAACCCCCACTGCTGGACATCGCCTACCTCAACCTGGCCCACTTCCAACGCCAAGCCGACCTAATCCACAGCCTCCACATCGCCTCCCAACCCATCCTCGTCCTAGAGGGCTGGGACGACCAAACCAAAGACATGGCCGTCAGCGTCAACTACGCCATGGCCACCCAACCCGGCAACAAGGTCTACTACGTCGACCCAGCCGCCAGCGCCTTCGAAGCCCAATCCGCAGAAATCAAAGAACTCCAAATGCAGATGGCCACCCTGGGCATCAGCACCCTCAGCCAACAAAAATTCGTCGCCGAATCCGCCGACGCCCGCCGCCTGGACCGTGTCGACACCAACTCCATGCTCTCCATGGTCTCCATGGACCTAGAGCAATCCCTCCAAAAATCCTTCGACCTCGCCGCCAACTACATCGGCATCGAACCACCCGAAGTCACCATCAACCGCGACTTCGACATCGACCGCCTCATCGGCCAAGACATCACCGCCCTCACCTCCCTCTTCGACAACGGCGTCCTCGCCCGCGACGAATTCCGCCAAATCCTAATGCAAGGCGAAATCCTCCCCACCGCCATGGAACGTACCCCCACTGAAGTAGCGCAGTAGAATATAAGCGCAACAACACTTTGTCATGGGCCAATCGCTTGACAGGGTCCTCCAACCCGATGGATCGTACAAGTGGGAACTTGTCGATATGCGGGAAGAGAACCCTTACCCAGAGGAAAAAGCTGCACCCGCACCTGCGCGTCGCCGCACCAAGAAGGCTGCCGAGCCCAAACCGTTTACCCCGTACATCCCCGAAACTGAATCCTGAACATGGAAGAGCAAGTCATCCAGGACGCGCCCGTGGCGCAGTCCGA